TTTTGTCTTGATTTTTCATATGATATCGCTTCTGATTCGTTTAAAATCATGTCGTGCATGTATTCTGGATTAGTTACAGCCAAATGTTCATTCATCACATCATAACATTGATTTCGTTCATAGGTTATCTTTTCATTTAATGCTTCATGATAATAAAACCCACCAAAGAAGCCCAGAATGACCACTACAACAAAAAGAATAAAGGATGGTTTCATAACAACCTTCCACCTAACAAACTCCTCTTTTCCTGATCTGGTCTTTCCTGAATACTTAACTTAGGACTTACTGCTGAGATAGCGTCAATATATTCTTTTACCCTCTTACGTCCACTAGCGTGACGTAATTCAATAGTTCTATCTAAGTAATGGGTTAATACGGGAAGTTCTATTTTGAAGTCTATTCCAAGCTTTACGAGCTTCTCATTGATACTAGAGCATGGGTCTTCTGCAAAGACATAAGCTTTAGTTATATCATTCGTTTCTGGGTCATCGATGTTTGAGAATATTTCATTTTTATTGTTTGCTAATTCTCCTATTGCACTAAGCTGCATTTCAGTAATTTTAACTCGTGCATCATCTACCTTGATAGTGTCTCTCTTAAGTGCTTCTTTCACTTTATCTAGTTTATCGTTCTTTTCAGCCATTATTTAGTCACCTGAGAGTTTACCATATCGCCTATGATATTGATTTTTTCAAGCAATTCATTCAGCCTGACAATTGAATAGATCAAAGCAATTGTAGCCACAATAGCAACAATGAAAAGACCTATTATGAGAACTTCTTTTCTTTTTGTGAAAAGATATTCTGTGACATTGTTGTTCAAGGCATTTTGTACTTCCATTGCCTGAAACATAATTTCATCATTATTATCCTTTTCAAAATGCAAAGGAACCATATTATTTTCATCAAGCACAAAATGTAATCGTTTTTTCCAGAATCCTATGGAATATTTCGGATTAAGGTCATACGAAAAGCTTTTCACTTTTGTAATGAAATCACTTTCTGGAACAACAGCAAATTCATCTTCGTATTTTGTATTTGCATATCGCATATGACAGACCACAAATCTTTTCTTTTTTGTGATCCTTACATACAGGTTTTTTGTCTGCCTTGGGAAGAAGGTATATGCAAGCATCACAACAAATGCGAGTATACCAAACGTCCAAGCCATTATTGACCAAAAATTCATTTAACTCAACTCCATGTTTACATTTTCTTTTTCTTTTTCTGTTAAACTTTTCACAATTCTACTATATTTTGTTTCAGTCTTTCGACTAATAGCGAATTTTCTATTTAAAAATTCAATCAATTTCATTTCACTCATCTTCTTTTGAAGGCTCAATACTGTTCACAATATGGCCCAAACAATATAAAATTGTTAAAGCAGTCATGAGAACATCAAGTGGATTAAAACCCACTGTGATAACAGTGTTATATATATTATAAACTACCATAGCAAAAACTAATAGTTGTGGTATCAATCTGCTTTCAAATACATATATCAATACTATTGATATTATATAAAATAATAGTGTATCTGATATCATTATATCACTCCGGTATAACGAATTTTAATAAACTCAAGATCAATCCTACACTCAGTAAAGCTATCAATATCCCTGATATTTGTATAGGCAACATTGTAAGAACAGATATGAAAACCGCAAAGCTTACAAATATCTGACCAACAAACAGTAACGGAATTAAAATTAAGTTCCAGATAAGACTTAGGAAACTTGAAATAATCCCGAATCCGAACAATCCTTCATCACCTGAAAGAATGTTTGTAGAAGCGTCTGTAACCCCATTCATAGCATTAGTAGACATTGTATTCACAATAGCAAGCGGTTCAGTCACTTGAGGAATATCCATCATGAACACTAACCATGCTACAAATATAAACAAGGCTATAAGCCCCCTGGCTGTACCGGGGAAGGCTGAGGTCATGAGAACCACTTCATTTTGATACCTATGATCAGGGCAATGAAGATGTTAATCCACAATGGCATATATTGACCGCATGGGGTTGATAAGGTCAAATATGTGAAGAACGCATAAGGGAAAAATCCTAAAATAATAGCAACTCCAAAATTACCTTTTGAAGCAATCAATCCTATGAACATCATAGCGACAATTGCACCAAGAGCAAATAATATTCTAGTAACGTCATTTACTCCCTGAACACCAAAGATCGCTCTTACCCATATATCCCAATATGAACAGGTCTCTTTTATATTCTCATTGGTTGCTGTCCAAGTTCCGTTTATGCCTTTATATGTTGTTACTGGAGTTATAATAGCACAAACACCACTAGAAGATACTGATTTTACAATTACTCTTTTTGCTTCACCATTCACACTAAGGGTTATATAATACGTTCCATCTATCTGATATTTGTAGCTTATTGTTTTTGTTCCATTAACAGTATAATATTTATTGTATTGTGCATTATCAGCGGATACTGTTAGATTTCCTACTTCTCCAGATGGCACAATAACATTAATTTGGATGGTGTCTTTGATACAATTTGTATCCCCTATAACTGAAAGACCATATCCTTCACTATCCACATTAGAAAGAGTGAAGTTAGCAAATGCTAAAATAACGCTTTCAGTATCGTTCTTTGCAGTAAGCCTGAGCCTTGATATACCTGAACCTGAAAAAGTCAAATCTGAAATATATAATGGGAACGATTCAACCTGATTTTGAGTATATTTTTGATTCTGAATAGTATTAGAACCATAATTCTCATACTCAACAACAATCTGTTTAGTAGACCAATTTGTGTTATCCACTGCTGTTTTCACTAATATTGTTTCACCATAAGAATAACTTGTTTTGTCGATAGTGATATTACTTACTGAAATGTTCGTAGTCACTCCAGAACCGTTGATATAGGCTGTTAGTGTTGTCGAAGCTTTACAACCAAGAAGCACATCACACAATTTCAAAAGATGTTTTCCTGTTTTTGTAACTAAAATAGATGCATTGGTTTCAACTCCCTTAGAACCTGATAACACCCAGGATTCATATGTTGAACTATATGTCTGTGTAGCTTCATCAAAACTATAATCTCTAAGCCAAACAGTTGAACCTATTGTTTTATCAAACCCTATCAAATAAGTTGCATTAAATAACTTTCCTATAGCTACTTGTGTGGGAGCATAAACATAACTGGCTTGTTCACTTGTTCCTACTTCTGCAACATCTGAATCTAAAGTTTCTGTTCCTGAAAACAAACAATCTCTTTCAAATGAAACACTGTGTGTTCCTATAATACTCAGCAATTCTTTTGTGTATCCAGATGAGGATGGACTTACCACAAGATCATATTTCGATGATGGTGTTTGAAGTCTGATATAATCTGTACAAAGTAAAGGAACCGCTTGAGTTCTTACCCAAGAAATATTTGCTACTGCACCAATCGAATAACTCGAAGAATCAAATATAATTCCTACACCAGTAGCAGAATTTATATTATCTGTTGGACTTTCTTCCGGGGGAACAAAACCAGATATTCCAGTTGAGTTTACTGTTTTTTGATCATAATTTCCTGAACTATCTGTCATTTTCAATATTAATCCCTGATCATAAACATACCCATAACTAAAAAAATCAGTATTAAATGTGGGTTCAATATATTTTTGAGCAGTCTCATTTCTAATTTCTATTTTTGATGAAACTGTTGACATACTTTTTGTCACATTGACAATAACAAGACCATCCCTATACGATACATCGTATGTATTTGAAAATGCTTTTTGAGTTTGGGAAATATATGACCATGCGCTAATGCCTGAATTTGAACAAAGTCCAGTAAGGGTTGAATCTAAAAGCATAATCGGCTTAGTTGCGGATACAGCATCACAAGAATCTTTTACAAACTGTGAAGGATTAGTAGCAGAAATATCAGGAGCCGAACCCATTAAGATAATGGGAGAATAGACAATATGAGCATTATTGAAATAATAAATAAGTTTTTTTGTCGTTGAATCATATACCCACGAACCGCTACCAGCGTTACCATTAGTTGTATCAACTGTAAAACTACCTGTATTTGATGCGTGTCCAAAAGTAAATCCAGTTGTAAGGGTAATAGATAACTGTGAGATATAATTATAGTCTGTAATATCAAATTTAAATGCATTGAAGGGTATGCTTAAAATTCCTGAACTGCCCCCGGTATCTGCAGAATAACTATTGCCAGCCCCTGCTGAAATATTCAGATATCCAGACTCAGCTCGCACAGGATAAGTCAAAATCGAAAAAGACAATATTACGATTGTCAATAATAGAATAGTTTGAGTTTTCATAATAAGATTACCTTTGTATTCCAGAATACCGCCATAGCAATTACCACGCTGGGATAAGCTATAAGGTTTTGGTTATATTTGAATTTTGAGATTAAGAATATAATTACAGTTATTCCTAATGCTTTCATCAAAACAAGACCAATATAACCGACATCCATAGCTGTTTTTGCAAATGGGTTTGCTTCATATCCTAAATTATTTGACAACAGAAAAATAGTTGTCAAAATATCAAGAATATTAAGAAGAATAAAAAGACAAAACCATTTATAAGTTTTCAAAAAAGAAAGGGGTTTCGTAAAGATCAACTCAAAAAGAAAGAATAGGGAAGAAACCTATTCAGTCATTGAATGCTTTGTATGCGATTCCTGCAATCACTGCTATAATAGCAACCACGATCAAAATAGGAAGTGCATCATAAGAGGATAGCACACCAGAAGACCATGATGCGTTTCTTCCAGATATAAGTGACTCTATAGCTGTGGGGATAAGCGCACCTACAAGAATAGCAACAATGAATATTGCCATTACGAGTTTAAACGCTCCGGCTTCTGCTTTTTCGTCCATTCCAAGTTTATCAAATACTTTTCTAGCCATTGTTCCGGCTTTAAGTTTTACTGAACTGTCAATACCAAACATATTTTCACCTACAACTTAATTATTTTCAAAGTATATAAATATAACTGCAGAGCATATTCTAAACCCATCCATCGACAACTTCATAACTATTATACATCTCATAATATGGGGTTGCAAGGAAATACTCAGGGATATCAATTAATCCATAATAATCATTTCTAATATAATGAACATTATCACATTTATTGTTTAGGGAACATTTTATTAAGTTTCCATCAACCGCATCATACTTTTCACAAAGAATAATATGATCTAATAACTCTCTATATTGTTTATGTACACCACTATAAGTTTGGGAAGTGAGGATAAGTGTACCGTCTATTTTTCTTATTTGAGTACTGAACTCAGCGAGCCGATAGCAAAGACCAATATTATCTTTTCCATGCTTATCACACTCTTCATGAACTGAATGATTCCTATGAACTATAGAATGTATTTCATCAAGAAGAACAACTACATTCTTTTTAGAAAATACTTTAAAGAGATTATTAGGTTTTAGTTGTGTATATTCAACATTATTAAGTTTTATATTACTGAATATCTCTTTTCCTTCCTCAATATGTTGTTTAAGAAGAAATCTAACAGCAGATAATGTTTTCCCATTGCCTTTATTTTTAGTGGGTCTACCACAAAAAAGATAATTCATAAAATCACAACCGGATTATCTTTTTTATCCTTCTTTGAAATTCTTAACGAGTAAAAACCCCTCATAAGAACGTTCACCGCATAGAGTATTTCAAAATCACCACACCCACAATAAAGACCAGATTGTTTAAACTTTCTTTCAAAGTCTTTTGTTAGTTCCTGTAATTCTTTCCGTGATAATTCTCTCTGATCTCGTTCTTCTTTTCGTATTCTATAGAATCTATCTAACTCATATCTGTATTTCTGATAATCTTCAACAAGCAAAATAGGATATAACACTCTACATAAATTATAATTCCAATCAAACCCAGAAGAATATTTCTTTTTTGAAATAAGATGATATCCATGTTTTGTTTTTATTATCGAGAACTTTGTATCGAATAATTTTTCATAAAAACACATAACATTATCAAGATTTTGTTCATCGTGGTCATCAATGTCAAACGTTATCCTGTTCTGAAAATTCATAGACGTTCTCCATGATGTTTTCACAAATCTTCTATATCTCTTTCCATCTCTCTCAATCACTTTATCAAAAGTTATCTTTTCAGACTTCTCTAGTTCTTCCATAAGAGCAAAGGCTCTAGCTTTGTCTTTTGTCTGAAATCTATGAAACTCTTTCACAAATTCGATATCAGATTTAGGCATATCTTCAATCATATACATGCACACCCAATATCTATAAAAAATGATATAATAAAGGCTGTTATTAAAAATCCTGCAATAACTCCAACTAAAATAGCAAGTATATTTAATATTTTAACTAAAAAATTTCTATCCATTATCTTACATCTCCTGTAATCTATTCCAGAGTTCTGTTATTTCCTCATTCACATCTCGTTCTGATTCTTCAACATAATATTCATCCTCTTGAGAATACACCTCATACTTATCAACCCCACCGCTACCCATTATTTGAGAATAGAGGGTATTTTCAGAATTGATATCATAAGTGTAACTATGCCCTTCCTTAACGACTGTGAACGTATTAGAATCATAATCTATATCCACATAATCAAAATCTTCAAATGTCATATTTTTGCCTCTAAATAATTCCTTATCATTTTAAATTGTCCGAGTTTGTACCTTCGTTCAAACTTCTTATCTTTTGTTCCCCCAAGATATTTAAGATACTTTTGAGTTGCTACCTCAGCCAATTTCCATGCTAGGACTTCGCAGGTTAAGTTATTTTCTTCAACCTGTAGATTTATCTCATTTTCTTTAGAATTTGGTTTATATCGAATCCTGAGCGTTATTTCGTGCATTCTAGCAAACCTCTCAAAGATAATTCTTTCTAATGCAAATACATTGGGGTTTTTTACCATCACATTTTAAACAAGACCCTTTATAGATCACTCTTTGTTTTTTTTGTTTTTTAATTTGTTTTTCTGTTGGTCTTTTCCCTTTGTTGAGTGCCTGAATAAATCTAATATCTGTAAAATCTCTCGCCCTAACAGAAAAACTATAAGATACCCCCGCCTCTCTTAATTTATGATACCGCTCTCTTCTGTCTTTTGCATCAATATCACACATTTAATTCAACTCCTTAATCCCGTAACGCCTTTGTATAGTATATTACTAGTATAGTATAGTATCGTATATCCTCATTTTTCCGTAATACCTTTTTTTGATAATCTTGGATATAAATTAAAATACCTATTCTTTATTCTACCATATTTTCCCATCTCAATAACCCATTCCTCAAATAGATTTATATCCATGTCTTTTAAGTTATTTAGAATCTCAAAAAGGCTCAGTTCGATAACTGCGTAACGGGATTGTCTGTTTTTTTGTCTTGATTT